TCCGCTGGACGTTAGCGACGCTATGGAAGAAACTCCGTAACCGCCTCCGCATAAGCAGAATAATGACTGGGCGTCAAATGTGCATAGCGGCGCACCATTGATTCAGACTGCCATCCGCCCAGATCTTGCAACACATACAGCGGAGTCCCCGATTGCGCATGCCAAGACGCCCAGGTATGCCGCAGATCATGCCAACGAAAATCCTGTATCCCTGCCCGCTGCAACGCCTGATGCCAGGCACGAGTATTTACCCAACGAATAGGACGACCACAATAAGTAAACACCCATTCATGATGCTGTCCACGTTGCGCCTGAAGCACCTGCAAAGCATGCAGCGACAACGGAATCCGGATCGCCTGCCGTCCCTTCGCCTGATCAGCAGGAATACGTAAGACCTTACGGACAAGATCGACCTGATCCCAACGCAATTTCAATACATTGGCCTGACGCAATCCGGTTGACAAAGCAAAAATAACCATAGCGCGCTGATGCAATGGTAGCTCGGACAACAACGAGCGAGCCTGAACAGGTGTCAACCAGCGAACCCGTTTTGTCGGTTCTGGAAACAGTGAAATATGAGGACACCGATCAATCCACAGCCAAATATCAAACGCACGGCGCAGGATAGAACGGATCAACGCCAAATAACGATTTGCAGTGGATGAGGAAGTCTCAGCCGCTTTTAGCGTAGCCACACGCAAGATCAAATCGCTATCAATAGCAGCTAACTTCTTTCCAGCAAAGTAAGAAGCCAGCCAGCGTAATTTAGCGGCGTCTTCATGCGCCGTTGCTTTACGAGATTTTTCAGATAGCCAGCGCGATGCAGCGTCACCCCATAAAAAATGAGACATAAGCTCTCCTAGGTTCTTAATCTTTTTTTTTTGGATGGTATGGCGAAGAAATTACAAGGGCGGCCTTGCCGCGAAAGAAAGTTAACGCATCACTAACACGCCATAACAGCGGTTTTACATGAGGTAGCAAGCGGGGAACGCGGAGGATGAATCGAAACCTTGATCTAGTCAGCGCTGCAAAGAACGCAGACTAAAAGCGTCTCCGTAGGGGGCTAGCCCCCTACACCCCCGCTTGATTTACACTATGCAAAGAAAACACTAGGAAAAATGACAATGACGCAAAAAGAACACAACGCAGAGATCATAGATGAACAAAGAATACAAATTGCAAAATTGATCTCAGAAACAGCAAAGATTCAAGCTGAAATTCACGAAGTAAATGCACAGACAAAAAAACTAACAGCAGAATCGAAATGGTACCCCGTGGTAGTAGCTAGTAGCCTGATTGCAGCAGGAGCCACAGCAGCGACTCTATTCATCAAACTATTCCACTAAATAAACAGCGTAGAAGCTATGTATTTCACCTACAAGCAGCATTAACAGCATTATCTACGGCAGCAGTAGCCTCGTAAGAGCGATTAACGCCCATCTGATCCAAAACAACAGCACGCTGTTTTCTTGCAGCATCGCAAGATGAATTTTGCACAGGAATAGATGAACCAAGAGTGTGAGAAACACTACGCTGCAAACGATCGTTAGCATAACGTTGTTGCAATTCTTGATCGACCCGATAACGACGCCAAAGCTCGTCACTACTAGGAGGGGAATCAGGAACAGCTTGCCAAGTTTTCACCTCAATTCCAGAAGAACAAGGTTCAGACTGATAAGAAACACGTCTTTTATACAAACACTTATGAACTAACTGATCGGCAAAAACACGACAAGAAACAAATAAACTAAAAAAAATGAATAAAAAAGAGACAATTCTAAAATTCATAAGCTCATCTCATAAAAGACACAAGATTGCTAATCATGAGCATATGCATACTTTTATTACAAGAAAACCTACAGATATAAAAACAACAACAACTTTATCTATCAAACTATTCCACTAATCTGAGAACCACATCAATAAAAAACCAGGCCGCCCTACACGGCATATACAATTATGAACATAAGTTGAATAGATTATGAACTAATCATAACTGGCATGGAAATTGCTTTATTGACAAAGATAAAAAAATATGAATGAATCTCATAACTATGAATTCTTCATAAACTATTGACGGGAAGATGTATATATGCATCCATTGCATCATCAGATGATGTATGCTAGCAAAAAAACTCATGGAAGCGCTCCAGCAGAAGAGACAGACACACTACGCACCTCATTACTGACAGGCATCACCGGACCAGATAAACCAGACTGCTGCACCGCAGCACGATCTTGAACACGTTCACGATACGGATTGTAAACGGGCCCTGAACGTGCAATACGTCGACATTCAGCCTCTAAAAGATCATACAACGTGCCTTGCTCCGTATAACACGTACAAGATGCACCCTTGTAATGCCCCTGAGCATCCAAACCCTCACCGCCAGACATACAGATCAATTGAGGGTCCGCCGTCAGAGAACGACCATCAAAAATAGGAGCCGTCCACGGCATAGACGGAAAACGCGGCAAATGATCACGCGCATAAGCAACAGCTGTTGCCCAACGCGGAGCTTGCCCCACTCCTAACGGAGCCCCAGATGACCGGCCAGCAGTCCCCGCAGGCTTCGCAAGCTCCGCCTTTTCTGGGGACTGCTGGCCGAACAACGTGGCTCCAATAGAATCAGATCGCAAGCTACGCCAGGCATACCACACACAAACAATAGACAAAACAGCACACAGAGGAATAAGAAGAAGCCGCAAAGGAATACGAGACCTGATGGTATGAATCTCAGCAGACTTATACAAACTGTATACATGCTTAGGAAGGGTACGCACACTATGACGAGAAAACTCACGGTTGGAAGAAGAATTTACATTCTCCACCAGCTCATCCCATTCCCAGACATCAAGAAAGCGCGTACCAAAACGACGCTTGATAAAGGTATGCCGACCAATCAAACCGTGAACAAAAGAATAGAGCTGCTTGTGAGCTTGTTGTGTTGTCCAAACAAAATCCAAACCGCGATGACGATGCTCAGCAAGCGCCCGCACATGATCTGGCGTAGCCTGACGCATAGCACCACTACCATACTTCATACCAAACCACTTCCATGCTTCATCAACAAAAATAAGAGAACCATCAGGAACAACATAATTACCTTGCGCGTCCTTAGCATTCCACTGAGAAGGATCATCAAGCACAGTCGCTAAACCAGGCTGAAGACCATCAATGCCAGCCGCAAATAACGGACGCGCAGCAAGTTTGGCTTCTGCCTCCAACATTTCAACCAGGATGGCTGTCTTCCCGCCACCTGGAAGCGCTGTAATTACATGAATAGGCATAACATTACCCTACTGGTGGAATAACTGGCTCTATCTTCGGAGAAGGTGGAGGAGCCGCTCCATAACCTCGCTTAAACAGATACAACCGGCCATTGAGCACGGCAAACCTACTCACATACGCAGAAATAATCATCGTCAAAGCACGATCAAAATTAAGAAGACCCAAAGCTCTTAAAGCTAGTTCGCCAAACCGCCCCCCAGCAGACCCCACACTGTCAATATACGTATACAACTGCTCAACCAAGGGAGAAATCACAAAATGATAAGACCCCCAGTTAATCCCCAACCAGACAAATGCAGTAGCCACAAAATAACCCAGCTTGGATTTGCATAAATTAAACAGACCCGTTAGCAAAGTCGCCAAAAAAACAGGCATTACCCTTACCCCTTAGAAATACCGCTGATAATCCGAAAACTGGCCAACGCAGAAAATAAAAGAACCAGCCTGCCCCCTATCTGCAAAAACTGGCACAAAGGCGAAAGATCAATGGTCAACTCACTGCCAAAAACATCCACAGTTAAAGGCTCAAAACACGAACGGGAATACCCCCGCCCCTGGTCATCAAACTTTGAAGCATCCTTGTCATCGCCTCCTGATGAAGACCCATCCGAAAAAGCTGAAGATGGCTTCCCCTCATCCCCCGTATTAACAACACCATCCGTACCCGTTAACGCATCCTTTATCGCTGCCACATTTGGGTCTCTATCCCCGCCACCGCCCAAAGCTACCCCTGTAGACCGTTCCACAGCGCACGCCGTACGCCACTGCAAAACTAAGGAGCTATATTCCATCGCATCGCATTTCTTGCCAGTACATACCGGGACAGAGTCACACGCGCCACCGCTCACCTTTGCATCAGGACGCAAATTACATTCAATCCGCCACTGAATACGCACTTGACCACACAACACCGGATCACCCGAACACGATGGGGCAACATCACACCCACCAGACCACGAAAAAGAAGACTTACCATCGTCCCCATCCTTACCGGGCTGCTCATCATCTGGCTTACCATCACCATCCTTATCCCTCTTACACGCACCATCTGCACCGCGAGCCTGACCACTAGGACACGAATCAGAAGTTTTTACGCAAGTCCCATCAGGAGCACGCATCTGACCAAGAGGGCAATCCTTACGATCAAATTCGCACTCATGCCTAACAGGATTCTCCAACATCCCATCAGGACATTTATCAACACACACACCGCCTACGTTTTTCTGATCCAAAGAACATTGCGGCTTTGCCGGAACACAATCCCCATATCCTTCCACAGCTGAAACAGCACCAGACCCGCCCAACTTATATGTATAACCAGGATGTGAAAGACAGTCCTGCTTATAATTCAACGCATCACACACTGTTCCTGTATGAACCGCAGTAATTCTATGCGTCACAGGATCAGCATGCATAACAACCTCACAGGATGACGAATTTACAGACGGCTTCCAACCAAGAAAACAAGAGCGCGTCCCATTATTAAAATTAGAGTAATAATTATCAGAAAAGGTATAAACATCATTCTCCTTCTCAGAACAAGACGTTTTATAACTATAATAACCAACAACAGTTGAAGGATGATCCAAGACAGCTACATATTGCCTGTCCCCACTTTTAACACGACCAGTATTTGTATAATCACTTAAACAAAGCTGATACTGAAGATTACTTTGAGCAGCCCCATAAGCTTCTGCCTGATCTGAAAACATTCCAGATGCAGGAGTAGCAATAGGAGCAGAACACTCAGACGCTGCTAACGCACTAGAACAAAAAACAAGAAAAAAAGAAAATAACACTACGCATCGCGGCTAATCCAAAAAAATAATAATGCCGGCAATACACAAGGCAAACAAAAATATAAAAGCCAACACGATACGCCCCCTCCTCCCCAAAGGGGGGGGGCGTCATTTTAAACGCCCGCCCCACCCATTAACACAAACAAAAAAGTAAATACGCCCTAAAATGCCTTCCTTATCCATTTATAAACATGAAGAGCCACAGTAACACCAAGAACGGCAACGCCAATAGAACCAATAGGGCCTGCTGCTGCCTTAATTGCTGCAATAACCTCAGCCACACTAATTCCACTATCCCCCGCATCAGCTGCAAAAGCAGAAGACGAAAAAAACAGAGAAACAATACCGCCCCAAACTACAGAAGGCTTAGACACAGACAACATTCGCGTTAACATATTCAACCTCAAAATAGTTTTCGTAACACACGAAACACATACGCCACAGCCCATAACAACAAGATGGCAGCACCAATTAATTGCGCATCGGCAATACTCAACTCAGGAAAAATGGATGACTGCGGCACCCACATCACGGCAGAACATTTATTACTCACTGCATCTATATCCGCCTCACGGCATGCAGGAACAAGCAACGTTGCCACCGCCATGCTCAACGCCCCTAAGTTAACTTAGAAGAAACAACAGAAACAGGCTCCTTACTAGCAAACTCCTTTAATGCAGAAGATAAAGAAATCAACTTAACACGCCTTAACACCAAGTTCCCATAATCATCCGTCCCATAAGAATCAGGATGTACCAAATACTCACCAGGGGGATACAGAGGCGCCGTACCCAACTTCACATTAAATACAGTTTCATACGCACCCCCCATCACCACAGCAGCACGCTGTTCCCGAAAAATCTGCGGCCCCGTCTTAGTATTTACAGAACGCTCATTAAGAACATTATCTTTCACTCTCACAATAGACATAAATCACCTAATAATTAAATTAAAAGAAATCCACAATAACTTACACACACACACCCACAGAACAATCTAATAACGTCTCTCGCAAATACGCAGGTAAATCCCCACCCCGACAAATACGCCGAAAACGAGAAGGCAACCCCTCACGCTCCACACGATCAACAATAAAATCAGAAAACCCACACCCCAACGCTTGACGCAACACCCCTAACGCAGGCCCTACCTGACGACGCAGCCAGCGAACCAACGCCTCACCTGTCGCCTCCACATGCTTTACCACCGTGCGAATGCGACTCACAGGAGAAACAACAACAACAGAAAATAACTCGCACAAATAATCATAAGAACCACGCAAATAACGCAGGGGTTCCTCTAATAAATCGAAAGGAATCACAGCATGCTTGGCATATAAACGCACCTCATAACGCACCCAGGGAGACTCAGCAACACCAAGTTGCTTGCCTTTCTCATAAATACACAATTGCTTATGTCCACGTTGCCCCACATACAACGTACACCCAGACCCGCCTCCATGATCATCTAGAAAACGCGTACGCGGAGGAGTGCCACCAGAAGAAAATAACAAACAACCACCCGCAGGAGCTAAATGCTCACGCGCAAGGGCCTCATGATGCCGAACCGTCCCCAATATACCATCATAGTCATCATAAGCCACATCACAACGAGTAATCCGCGCATCCAAAGAAGCCAATGAACGTTTCACCTTTGACCAATCATGAATATAACGGCAAGCCGAACCCGTCAAACTAATACAATACGAATCCGCATTCCCATCCCAACCGATCTTGCCAACTAGATCACCATTAGAATCTATAATAGAAGCACTTGAATTATAAAAATGCCAACGCACAGAAGTATGAGAACCCACGATGACATCATCAACGCTCAAACCAAATAACAAGTAGAGAAGAAAACGAGGCTCATCAAAATAACCCGCCTCTGCCAAACGGGCATAACTAAAAACAACCGTCAAATAATCGATAGAAACAGGATAGGACCCAACAACACCCTTTTGGCCCGTATTACTGTTCGGGCCAACCCCCTTTTCACCGGACGGAGCAGGGAATACATAAGACGGCTCTACACGATCGCGACGCGTCTCATATAAGCGAGCAGCCTTCTCAACATCAGCGCGACGCTCACGCTCCAAAAAATTAACATAAACCGCAGAATCAGAAGAAGAAGAGCGACGAGACATAGAACACCTCCACACAAAAACTATAGAAAGCATCAACCGCAGCGATTACTGCGATTCCAGAACGACAGCAACAAAAAATAAAGAAAAAACACAAGCCTTACAATAAAATAAAAAACAGAGAACACAAAAACATAAGAACACAAAGAAGGCACAAACGAAGATAAAGAATGAGATACAGAGTGAGTAAAATAATCCTGAAAACCAGAAGTCGGTTGAACAAGAATTAATAAGGATAAACAAATAAACAACAGAATCGACAAAAAAAACGACAAGAGAAGATTAAAGAACCGCCTAACAATCGGAAAATAAAAAAAGACCGAATCGAATGACATCTTAAATACACAGCCTGAATAAAACGCATCATCAAAAATTCACCCAAGAAAACTATATTTGATTATGAATGTTTTGAATAACGTAATAGACAAAAAAAGCGAAGGATATGGGGATTAAGACCCAGCCAAAGGTAGAAGACAAGCACCAAACAATTAGATAAATGAAAAAGCATGCCAAGGCCCCAGCAAGAATAGAAACTAATATGGAAATAGCCACCCTAACCAAAAAGAGACATTCAAAACTCAGCTTCTCGCAATTCCATAAATCAATCATACTAATGATTGCCTTAATAAATAACACTCATCTAATTGATCTAATGCCGCAGCACGGACAGACATCCAAAAATCAAACTGCTGAGGTAGCGTATCTTCCCAAAAATCCAATTGACGAACGTACATCTCAGCAATATTCAATGCCATGCGTGCGCCTCGCTCAGTATCAGTAATCCGCATAAGAAAGAGAAGATAAACGGTGTTTCAATTCTTCAAGCTCAGAAACAATATCCATTGTATTGATATACATTAAATGAATCTTATCGAATATAAACTCATCTGAAACCTTAGAAGTAATACGATACATGCGCACTAAAACACCTTGAATAATCTCAACATTAGATTCAATAGTAGAAAAAGATGTATTCATAAGAGAAATATACTGCTGAGCCGAAAGAGGATCATTATCGAAACCTGATAGCCTAGACATATCACACCTGCGTATCCGCTTTATGTTCCACACGCTTGACAAAAAGCGTCAATTTATTATAAGCATCTTTAATACAATCAGAAATTTCACGTCTCTCTTCAAACGTTGATATACCAAAACCCGCAAGTCCTAATTTTTGATAACGTTTATCAGTAATACGCATATATCATCCTGGATGCAAAGAAGACAGAAGAGACAAACGTATCTCCAAGAAACGCAATTCAGAAATAATTTCACACAAAAACTGAGATATAGACTCAACTACCTCTAATACAATTTCATCTGAGACATCAGAAGCATCACTAAAAATCTTCAATAAAGATTTATCGATAGAATCAACACAACACTGAAGATCAGAAACAAACAAATTTAAAGAATTAAGATACGAAAAAGTAAAAGAAGGATCAGAATCTAAAGGAGTTAGCTCAGACATATGACAGCGCCTCAAATAAAAAGACTACTTATATTCTTTTATACCCTTAAGAAGAAATTCTAAATTGCCACAAGCATCCAGAATACAAACAGTAATATCACGCCGTCTATGAAACATCCCTATATCACATTCCCGAAAACCTAAAGTGTCAAAATTCCTTTGAGCTATAATCAAGTCACCTAATACTTTTTCAATACCAGCAATTAAAAAACCAATACCCGAAGACGCATTAGAAGCCCGCTCCTGATCAGTAACAGAAACCTTAGAAGCAGCAGATACTTGGCTTTGACCCCCCAAAGACTTAAAAGACATCCCCTCAGCTGGATAACGCTTAAAAGTTTCCAACATCTCAACACTCCTACCGTGCCCTATCCTGTCTTAGAGCACCTCCCCATCCAGGATAGGATAAATGGAGAGGTGATGTCCGCCATAAGAAGGACAATGAAAATGTACACTATAAAGCGGACAAGTGGAATCCATTTGGCGGACAAAAATGCAGGCAAAAACACTAATCAACCTATGCATTCAGCGATCATTAAGAAAAAGCATGCGCGGACTAGCAGATCAGTTGGGGATAGGACATACATCACTCAATGATTGGCAAAGAGAAATAAAACCAATGCCAGAAGAACGCATCAGACAGCTAGCAAAATTCGCTGGAGAAGACCCGGGACACTGGCTATTACTGATCAAATCAGAACAAGAAAAAGGCGACCTAGGCAAAGAATGGGCAAAGCTATACAAGCGACTAACTGCAACAGCGGCAACGCTGATAGCAGGCGCATGCGTTAGTTCTTCTAACGTATCTTATGCAAGCATCGGGAATAAAGAGGAGTTAAAACAACCAGATAAGCTGGTGGGCCGTGCTGGAATCGAACCAGCGACCAGCGGATTAAAAGTCCG